GGAGATGGTCGCCGATTTTGCCGTGGCCGGTTCGGCCAACTCGGGAGCGATTACATTCGCTTGCCTTATCTCCGACCCCGCCGTGCAGACCGTGCTCGAGGCTGGCGGCTATATGGAGCGAACCCAGTACACCGTCCGCCTCCCCGCCGCAACGGCCTCCTGGAGCCTCCCAGATGGGTCTACGGGGGCATCCACGGCCATCATCGTCGGCGGCTCCCCCATCGCCTCCCTCGCCCAGGGCAAGAAGATCGTGGCCGGCGGGAAGAACGTCCGCATTACTACCCAGACCTATAAGCCCGGGTCGGCGTGGGTGACTCTCGTCGTCATCGACGATAACCAGTAATGGCGGTTAAGGTCTCCATTGAGCCGAAGTCCCTCGCTCAGTTCGTGGAGGCCTGTCGGCAGTTCGCAGCTCAGACTGGCATCACCATGCGCGACGCCGTCCTCGAGCAAGCGGCCTTTGCTTGCCAGGACGCGGCCAACTTCACGCCCCCACTGGTCAAGGGCGGGGGCGGAGGCCTTACCCCTGCGGCCAAGAAGGCGGGCCTCGGCGCCGTAGCCGGCGACATCTCCAAGATCTTCGTGGCCGCTAACGACTCTTCGGCCAAGGGCGTAGCTGGAAACCTAGTCAACCAGATGGCCTTCGCGGTCAAGGCCGGTGACTTCGGCAGCTTCTCGCGGCTGACCGAAGGAGGCCGACTCTCCGGCATGCTCGGCCAGCGCAGCGTCCTCTCGAAGATTGCTAACGACTCCGACAAGCAACGGGCCTTTGCCAAGGCCAAGAACTTCTTGAACCGTGCCAACCCCATCAAGAGCGAGTATGGCACGCAGGGATTCGTCCGTGATCTGCGGACAATCCATGACCAAGTCAAAGGTAAGTTCGGCGGACGCATCAAGCAGGGCCGCCGCCCGGTGACCGCCAAGCTGCTCGTGCAGGACAAGTCCGAGTTGCAGGAATACATTGAGCGCCGCCAGCAGATGGTCGGGGCGGTCAAGTCAGGTTGGGCCAAGGCTCTCGCCAGTCTCCCCCGCCCTAAGGATAACAACGGCCAGCAAGGCGAGCCCGGTGCCCAGCTGCGGAAGGCCTCATGGATTACCTCGCATTCTGGAGTCCCTGGGACTAACGTGACGGCCTTTACCGACAAGATCGCCGAAGTCTCCGTGACGAACACCCTAGGCAACATCAACGCAATCGCCGACGACGCGGGAGTCCTCGGCCTAGTCTACGGCAACCGCGTGAAGCAGATGCCCGCTATGATCCGTTACCGCATGCGAAAGCCCATCAACAAATTTAACCGCAAATAACATGGCCTTTACCAAATCCATCCGCCACATCGTCGAGGGCACGCTCGCGACCTACCTCACCGCCCAGGCTGGTCTCGCCGGCGTGGCCATCCTCACGGGTGACAGCGCCGCGACCCAGACCCTACCCAAGGCCGTCGTGCTCTGCGACTCCGCCCGGGCTCCTGGCGACCTCCCCGAAGGCCTCGGCAACTTCGATTGCTCCGTCCGCATCACCCTCTTTTCTAACGCCGACGACACGACACTCGCCGTCCACCGTGCCCGATGCGCCGCCCTGTCTGACTGCATGCGGAGCGTCGGCCTGATCCAAAACGCCTTCGCGGTGACCGGCGACGCCCTCTGTTACGACGTCACCTATCGCTCCGAAGACGAGGGCATTGACGAGCGTTCCTGGGCGACTTCCTTCGCCTTCGACATCCTCACTTGCCTGAACCCCCAGTAGGTTGCCAATTAAAGCAGGAGTAAGATGAGCGAAGTAAACACAGGCGTTGTCTGCCTCTACGGAATCGGCGCCGGCCAAGTGGCCTCCCTTTTTGTGCAGTCCTACTCAGTCAGCTCTGGATTCAACAACACGGGAACCGTTGTGAATGAGTCCGGCCTGACCGTAACGGCTCGTTACGACGACCGCCGCTCCGAGATCACCGTCGAGGGCGTGGCCAAGCTCACGTCCGTTCCGCAGCTCGGCGCGACCCTATCCTTCACCGCGAAGACCGCCTCGGCTTACCCTGGCGGCTCCGCTTCGGTCAGCTTCTCGGGAGTCATCACAAAAGTGGACGACCGCGGCAGCTCGAAAGGTTTCGTCAGCGTCTCGGTCACCGCCGAGTCCTACGAGGATATCACCTACTAATTGACACCCCCGAAAGGGGCGTAGTCTCAAGGGAGTGGATCGTCGCTTCCTGAATGCCCACATCGACCCGGCGCCTTTTCGGTTGCTGGGTCGAACTCTTTACCCGTGGTGCCTCAAGTACCGCGTGCGCTTGCATGCCTTCGACTCTCCCCTGGTCACCGGCTCCCGCGGCATCACCCCTGCGGACTTACTCTTCGCCTGTCAGGTCTGCGCCGAGGAACCGCTCGGGGAGGTCGGCCTGATTGACCGCCTACGACTCTCACGGCTTAACGACAACCCTGCCAAGTTCGAGATGCTCCTGAACGCCTTCGCCGGCTACATCCTAGTCGACGACTGGCCGAAGTTCTGGGAGCAGGATCAGAAGAAGAGCGGCGGGAACAAGGGTCTTCCCTGGCCGATGAGCATCGTTGCAAACCTAGTGGCGAACGGCATCGACGAGAAGCGGGCGTGGGAGATGCCCGAGTGTCAGGCCGTATGGCTGAACGCGGCCTTCGCCATGCGCAAGGGCGTCGACGTGGCGATCATGTCGCCGGAGGAGGAGGCCTATATCGAAGAGCAGCTCAAGGCCGGCGAAGGGGAAGCCCCCGTTGCCAATCCCGCAGGGTAAAGAGACTATGGCCCAAGACCTTACCGTAAACATCAAGACGACGTCCGACGTCCCCCAGGCTATGGACAAGGCCAAGACGGCAACGACTGGTTTCGGGAAACAGGTCGAGGACATTGGCAAGAAGTTCAGCACATCATTCAAGGACATCTTCCTAGGTTTCGCGGCCCCTATGGTTCTCCTTCAGGGAGCAATCTCAATGATTAGCTCGGCGATGGCTAAGGCAAAGCAGGACGCGAAGGATGGCCTCGACCTGATCGCCAAGGGCGAGACCGTTTATGCGAGCGCCGAAGAGGCCAAGATGGCCCAATTCTTCAAAGCCAAGAAGGCGCGAGAAGAAGAGATGAAACTTGCCAAAGAAGGCCGCGTCGAGATGGCCCGTGAGTTCTTAAAGACTCCCGAAGGTCAGAAGATTGCCATGGATATGGCGATCAAAAGGGGGCCATATATGGAAGAAGGCGGCACGCTTGCTGCCATGCAAATGATGCCTCGCTCGCCTGAGTTCCAGCAGAAGGCTCTTGAGGCTTTTCTCAACTCCCCTGAAGGCAAGGCATTCAAACCCATCTTCGAGGAAAAGGACGCCGAGAAAAAGGCCGGCTCATTCAAGGGCCCCGAAGGCTTCGGCACGGTCGTCGGCGTCGGGGCCAACCCGGTCATGGAAAAGATGACCCGCCAGAATGAGATCCTCGAGGAGATTAAGATCATCCTTCAAGAGCAGTCCCTCATCAACCGCGGCGGCATGGTTCCTTCTCCGTTCACTGAAGCCGTCCCTGTAACCCTCCAGAAAATCGGGGCCGTTTAATTTACCATGGCTATCGTCAATACAGGCAACGTCCTTTCCTCCGAGTTCATCCAGCCAGGGATCACCGTCATGTCGGACGGCTTCGGACTGGTCACCGCGTCGGCGACCTACAAATGCGACTGGGCGACCGCCGTCCCGGTCACGCAGCGCGGCGCTCCCCTGGACTTCGGCGGCCTGACTTACCTCAAGGCGCACAAGTCGAGCATCAGCTACGACAACTTACAGTTCAAGACGGTCAAGGTGGACTACGTCGGCATCGACCCGACGGTGGGCGGGGGCGTAATGACCACCGCAAACACCTCGGTCGCCAACGGCCTGACTGCCGAGAACATCACGACCCATCCGAACTTCTTCACCGCGGCAACTGGTTACGGAGGATTACCCCTCGCCGGTCTCCCTTCCGACTTCGGCGGCGCTTACGACGACTCGACCCTCGGGCCTCCCGTTTCTCGAATCAACGTGGTTACCGGGAAGGCCGTCATTGTCCCATCCTGCCAAGGTTATAACGGCGCTTGTTTTGAGACCTTTGAGGGCGGTCGCTTCATCGGCTTCGTCGACCCGGACGTCCCTGAGCTCTACGGCAAGACCCAGTATCTCGCCCGCACGACCACCTACTCGGGCGTGATCTACACGAGTTCTTCCTCCTTCGTTCAAGCCCTATACGCCCTTCTCGGAACCGCTACGGGTGGAAACTCTTGGGGCGTGTTCCAACTGATTCCCGCATGGGGGCCGACTGGAACCGGCGACTTCGGAAACCAGAACTTGCTCTCTCAGGTCAACGTCGAGGAGTTCGGCTTACTTTACAAGGTGCTTTACGAGATCCGCTACTCGAAGGAAGGCTGGCCGCCTGACGTCTACGTCAACATCTGACGACCGATGAGCATCCAGCCCGGAGTCGGTTATACGTTCAAGGACTCGAGCCAAGGCACGACCCTGAACATCGAGAAGCCCTGGGGGCATTGGGCCGTCTACCCGGTCACCGAGGAGGTCTGTCCGTTCACCATCGTCGACGCGTCCTCAGGCACGACCTACAAGTTCAGCTGCACGCCTGGGATGGTCAACTCGGTCATCCCTCAGATCGGCATCGCCCCGCTTGCGACTAAGCGCCTTGACTACGTTCCGACCCCGACGACGACCTTCAACTTCGACCCGGCCACTGGTTACTCGTATATCTACCTCAAGGTCTCGGCGGACTATTCCAGCCCCCCGACCCTCTACCCTGTGACGGATCAGGCAGACATCCTTTATCCGCGCATCATCTCGACGAGCATTCAGCAGACGGCCACGGACGACTCGGCCTTCTTCCTCCTGGCTGTCGCCTACCAAGACCAGACCAATCCGGGCGGCGTTGCTACCCCGATTGTAATCACTCAGCTGACGTGCGGCTCTCAGTGGTCTGACCGAATCAAGGTCGGGTCGGCTGTCGCGAAGTACTTCTTCGCCCGATCCTAATGCCCCTGCCTCCGCTGACGAAGGATTACATCACGGTCGGCGGAGCGCAGACATTTAGCGGCACCGTCTGGACGTGGGGCCAGATGCGAACTGCTGTTTACGCAGGACAACACGGAACAGGCTCTTCCTACTGGGGAAACTCTGGACACGCTATCGACTATTATGACACCGGCTTCAACGCAATCGACGCTGTCGAGTCCGGCAACCGGCTATTCCGCGGACAGGCTTTTAGCACCGTTGGTTATAACGATTACTCAACGGGCAACCCCACTCCAGGCGCTCCCGATATTCAGCGATTCTTTTACGGAAGTTTCTTTGAGTCTCCCCCCGGGTCTGGCATCTTTGTCCCTGGCATCGGCAGCGGCCTCGACATCGAAGAACAGGCGACCATCTTAGGCGGCGCCACGTTCGTCGGCTCAGGTGGCAGCGTCACCACTGGCCCGACGTCCTATGACAACTCTGACCCCGCCGGCCAGAATATTGGCACGACTCCGCTGGGCACGGTTTCGTCGGTGACCTTGTCATTCTGAGGCCCCCTTGCCAATCTCCGCAGGGTTAAGAAGACCCGATGAGCTGCTCCAATACCGCCGTATTCTCCCGAGGGGACAGTTTCTCCAGCGTCTGGACTTGGGTTCCCGGGGCCGGCGAGCCCGTCAACCTCCTCGGCACGACCATCGCCTCGACCCTCCGCGATCGGAGCGGAAAGGAATACCCGCTCGTAATCGTGCTGGCTGGCAACGGCCTATCCTTTACGGCCACCTTCCCCGGTGACACCGCCGACTGGGCCCTCGGCCTCGCGAGCTGGGACATCCGCTTCACCTTCCCTGGCGGCCCCGTGACGCATTCGACCATCTTCCGCGTGCAGATCCAGGAGACCATCACTCAAGCTTAACATGGCGACCATCAACGGAACATTCAACAGCCTGATCGCGGGAACGCTGTCGGGCACCGTCGCCACCCCTGGCGCGACTGGCCCCGCCGGCCCCGCCGGCCCCGCTGGCCCTCAGGGCGTCCCAGGAGCTCCCGGCGTGGGCGTCCCTGCTGGCGGAACTACGGGCCAATTCCTGACCAAGTCGAGTAACCTCGATTATGCGACTGGCTGGTCGACCCTATCTCTCGCCGGCTACGCGACCGAGTCCTGGGTGACCGCTGGTTTTTATCCTCTCACTGGAAACCCCTCGGGCTTCCTGACGGCCTCGGCGCTTACGCCCTACCTGACCAAGGCCGATAATCTCGGCAGCCTGACCAACTTCGCCACGGCCAGGGATAATCTTCAGCTAGGCACGCTCAATAACCCGACCTTCGCCGGCCTCACGTTGCAAGGCTCAGGCGCTAACGTCGGACAGTATACGCCGACCTCCCTAAGCCTTAGCCATACGACCTTCGGCTCCTTCGTGATCTCGCCGTCGACGGGAATCACCTTCCCGGACATGTCTGTCCAGAGCACCGCCTTCGTCGCCGGCTCCGGCTTGCCCACTGGCGGCACGGTCGGCCAAGTCCTGACGAAGAACTCGGGCACGAACTTCGACGCGTCATTCCAGACCCTCATCCCGGGCGACCGCTACCTGACGACCTCGACGACGAGCAACACCCTTAGCAATACGAATAAGACCTTCACGATTGGCACCGGCCTCTCTTACACGCCGACCCAAAGCATCACGATCTCTTACGACGCGTCGAACCATATGCACGGCGAGGTGCTGACGTACAACTCCGGCACGGGTGTGCTGACCGTGGACATCAATCACCACACCGGGTCGGGAACGTACGCCTCTTGGGTCGTCAATGTGGGCGGCGTTGTCCCTGCGACCTCCGTTGCCTGGGGCGGCATCACCGGCACGCTCGGCAATCAGACCGACCTTGCGACGGCGCTGAACGCGAAGCTCGAAGTCACGACCGCGGCCTCGACTTACTTCACGATCGCTTCGGCTGCGGGCAAGGCGAACCTCTCCGGGGCCACGTTCACGGGCAAGGTCAATATGGCCACGATTGCTGCCTCGACTCCGAGCATCAACCTCGGAGGGCAATGCGACTCGGCTCCGGCCAGCGCGGCCAACGGCGATCTCTGGATTTCCAACGCCGCTTCGCCGAAGATCACTTATCGAACTGGCGGGGTAAACTACAACGTTCCCGTCCTGAACCAGTTCAACACGTTCACGGGCCAGATGGTCATCAACACGACCTCGTCATCGACCGCCGCCCTGCGTGTCACTCAGCTCGGAACGGCAAACGCCATCGAAGTCGAGGACAGCACGACCCCAGACTCGACCCGTTTCGTCGTCGACGCCAACGGCAAGGTCGGCATCGGCGTCGCCCCGGATACGTCCGCCGCGCTCAAGGTCGATACGAACGGCATCATGTTTGGAAACGGTTCGCTTCAGACTGTCGCGGCCGGCCCTTCTTGGAGCGAGGCCCAGATTTACTCTTATACGCTCGGCTCCACGTTCACCTCAAACACTAGTTCCTTTTCGGTCAGCTCGACGTCTAGCCCTAATATGACGATTTCCTTCTCTTTTGGAAATGCTCCAGCATTGGCATATATGCTGAATCAATTAGGCGTAACTGGTCGCATTTACGCTTTAGACGTTAATGGGGTTTATGATACCTTTAATCAGTCGTTTGGCATCTCAAGCTCGGGAACGGCTACCGCTACTCAGTCTACGTCCGCACAATTAACCGCACAGGTATATGACGTTTATCTCCAGTTTGAACCTAACGGCCCTTTCGGTGCCCCTGCTCAATTCTACGTCGGTCAATATACCGTCACTTAATTTATGATCCTCGCCCTCCTCTCCTTCATCGCCGGCCTGGTCACGGGACTGCTCGTCATGCGGAAGCACAAGGCCAAGGCCGACGCCATCGAGGCGAAAGGCAAGAGCCTGCTCGACATCCTCAAGGGTCGCTGACCTATGCGGCTTCTTCTGGTCATCGCCTTGGCGGCTCTGGCTGGTTGCAAGTCGTCCAAGCCAGTAGACGCCCCGCTGCCTAAGCAGCCCGACGCCCCGACCAAGCCCGACGCCGTCGCCACCCTCGGGAAGGACTTGGATAAGACGGATCACCGGGTAGGTGCCGCCCTCGTCGCCATCGAGAAGAACGCCGACAAGCCCAAGGTGGTCGTCGCGGAGTCTCGCCTCGCTCAGTCCTATCTGCCCCCGCCCCCCGAGGCGGACGTCGCCTTCGCCGTGGCCCGGGCTACCAAGGCCGACCCCATCGACTACGCCAAGCAAATGGAGTTCGGACGCAAACTCGCCACCGCCGTCAACAAGGCGTGGGAGAAACTCGAGGCCGACCAGAAGGAAGCCGCCCGCGTCTCGCAGCTGAAGGACGCCCGCATCGTCGAGCTGACCAAGGAGGTCGAGCGCGTGAAGAAGGACGCCTCCGCCCAGACATGGACGCTCGTCGGGGCTGGCCTCGCAGTGACCGGGGCCTTGTGCCTCGCCTTCCTAGGCCCCCGCATCGGTCTGCCCCTGCTCTTGTGCGGAGCCTTCTGCGGATCGGTGCCCTTCATAATCGACAGTCCCTGGTTTGAGTATGCAGCCGGGGCGACCATCGTCATCTCCTGCGGCCTCGGCCTCTGGTGGCTGGCCGACAAGGTGCGCGACTCGGTGAACAAGCCCTCTCCTTCCGATGAGCCGCCGCAAGAATAAGGTCAAAGTCGTCAGCCGACGCTTAGGCCGTGAGCGTGCCTGGGGACAGGCCTTCATCGGCGAGAACAAGCTGGAGATAGATCCAAGGCTCGGCGCACGGCGTTCCCTTGAAGTTCTAATTCACGAGGTCACCCACCTCGCCCATCCAGGGATGTCAGAGCCTGAGGTCGACCGCACGGGCAAGATGATCTGCGCCGTGCTCTGGTCTCAGAACTACCGCCGCGTCCTGCTCGAACCTAACGCCAAGCCGCCCCGCATCTCGTGAGCCCTCCTCCTCCGCCCATCAACCCGGAGAGCATCCCGCAAGAGGTGCGTGACGGCTTTGTCGCGAGCATCATCGGGGCCATGGCCATGACGGCCCGCCTGCTTTTGTCCGAAGACCGCCAGACCTGGTCGTGGGTGGCTCGTCGCGTGGCGGCCGCATCTATCACCGCAGTCATGGCCAATTACGGGTTGGCCGATTATATCTCATCTGACAGCCTACGCACCGCCGCCGTGGGCGGTCTGGCTTATGCATCACCCGAGGCCCTCGACGCTGCTCTCCGGGCAATCAAGGCTAGGGTCAACCGCGAGGCCGACCGCATCGCCGGCAATCCCAAGCCCTCCAAGTCCAATGGCAAAGCCAAGCGCAAGCGGAAGTGAGGCCAACCTCACTCTGGCCGTCCTGATCCTGACGGTCGTGTCAGGCCTGACGGCTCTCAGCTGCGCGTTGACCTCCTCGTTCGTGCTCGACCAGTTGCACAACAGTGAGGCGCTGGCCCTGATCGTGGTCGATGGTTCCAGCATCAAGTCCGACTCCCAGTCCCTGGAGCGGAACCTTTCTTGGGCGACCCTAGCCCTTCGCTCCGTCCGCGACCTAGGCTGGGCCTTGGCCGTGGGGTGTCTAGGGGTAGGGGTGGCGGTCTTCTTACGCTCCCGCCGTCAAAAGGCCTAGGAAGGGCAGGGAGAGGCCTTTAAAGGGGTAGCCTATGGCCGACCTATGGCTGGCTTTTGACCCCCTGAAAGCCCCTGTCAAAAGTTTCGGCAAAAGAGTTTGACGGAATGCATTTGGTCTGAGAGAGTGTTCGGGCACCACCAAAACCATGAGCACCGAATACATCAGCCAGATCACCCTCAAGTCTCTCAAACTGAATCTGACGTTCAGCCGCGAGACCTACTGCTTCACGACCAAGGCCTACGTCAACGGCATCGACGTCGGCTATGCCGAGAATGACGGCCACGGCGGATGCACCTTCGTCACCCTCTCCGCCGAGGGCATCGCGATGGGCATCGACCGCAAGGCTCTCGAGGATCGCATCGACGACCTCGTCGACGACGCCGCCAAGGCGAAGGACACCGCCCGCCTCGTCCGTAAAGTCCGCAAGGACATGACGACGAAAGTCCTCTTTATCAAGGAAAACGAGTTCGAGGCCGGATGCTATTCCTTCTGCAAGCATAACGGCACCGTCCCCGGGTTCGACGCCGCCTTCGCCGCGATGAAGAAGAAGTATCCGAACGCGACCTTCCTCAACGGCATGAGCGACGCCCAACTCGTCCACACCCTCGGCCTCTAATCCTCCGCACATGAAAGCCCTCATCGCCCTCTCCGCCCTGGTCATCTTCGGCTGGCTAGCCGTCGTCACCTTCTGCGGCCCTGAACTGGCCCGAGCCATCAACGGCCCCGAGCCGGTCAAGGCCAAGGCCGTCCGCAGCCACCGCTAATTTCCACCCACCCACATGAACCAAGACCCCATCGACCTGATCACCGTCGGAGACCGCCCCCTCCGGCTGTCCCGCCCGGTGCTCCCCCACGCCGCCCGCCGTCTGGCCGGCGTGCTCCCGCAACTGAACGCTCTCAACACGGCCGGCAAGTCTCAGGCCGATGCGGCCGAGGCCCTCGGCGTCTCCGTCGGCGCCGTCCGCACATGGATCGCGCTGGCCGGCATCCCCTGGTCGAACCTCAACCGCCGCGGCCCTTACCGCCGCCAGAAGTAATGCGTTATCTCTCCGTCTGCTCCGGCATGGAGGCCGCGTCCGTCGCTTGGCACCCGCTCGGCTGGACTCCTGTCGGCTTCTCCGAAATCGAACCTTTCCCATGTGCCATCCTCAAACACCGATTCCCCAATACTCCTAACTATGGCTCACTCACCGAACACACCTCCTGGCCCCTCGAACCTGGAGCAATCGACCTTCTGGTCGGAGGCACACCCTGCCAGTCCTTCTCCGTCGCCGGACTCCGCAAAGGACTCACCGACCCAAGGGGCAACCTCGCCCTCACCTTTCTTGGCTTGGCTGACAAGCTCAAGCCCCGCTGGATTGTCTGGGAAAACGTCCCCGGTGTCTTGTCTTCGGGAGGAGGGCGGGACTTTGGTTCCTTCCTCGGGGCGTTGGTCGAACTCGGGTATGGGTTCGCCTACCGAGTGCTGGACGCTCAACACTTCGGAGTTCCCCAGCGTCGTCGTCGAGTCTTCGTTGTCGCGTGTCTTGGAGACTGGCGAGCTGCCGCAGAGGTTCTATCTCTCCGCGAAGGCTTGCGCGGGCATCTTGAGGCGGGCGTCAAAAAGAGGAAAGCAACTTCCTCCGATGTTGGAGCAAGCGTTGAGGCAAGCGGCTTGCCAAGAACCGTCGGAACCCTGTGCGCCGACACCCACCCCGGAGCCTATTCAGGACAGGACGCCTACACAGGACGCTTGATCCCACAGCCTTATACGGCGTCCTCATTCGCACAATACGCCGAAGGAGTAGGTACGGTTAGGGCATCTGGCGGGGACTTGGGTGGGGGTAGCGAGACGCTACTTGCGCAGCCCACCCCCTTCCGCAAGTCCAAGCAAGCCTGCTCCACGACCGACAACGAGACTTGGGTTCCCGCCGACGCCAGCAAC